TTTACATTTAAAGATAAGGCTAGAAAAGAACTAGATGTTTATGAGTATTGGGGTAACTATGATGTAGATGGTGATGGTATAGCTGAAGCAATAGTTTGTACTTGGATTGGTGATACTATCATTAGATTAGAAGAAAACCCTTATCCAGATCAAGAAGTGCCTTTCGTAAGCTATGCAACTGAACCAGAACCTTTTAGTATTAACGGTAGACCTAATGCAGATTTACAAGGTACAGATCAGAAGATTCAAACTAGTGTGCTTAGAAGTGTTATGGATACTTTAGATAGCTCAACTAATGGTCAAAGAGGTTACCAAGAAGGTACCTTAGATCCAGCTAATGAGCGTAAGTTTAAATCGCATAAAGATTTCAAATTTAGAGGTGAGAAGCCTAATTTCTGGGAAGGTAAGCATGCGGATATTAATCCAAGTATTATTAACTTCTATGAAATGACTAAAAGAAATCAGACTGAGCTAACAGGTATTCAGCCTTTTGGTGTGAGCCAAGGTAGCTATGGAAGTGCAACACAAGCGCAAGGTGCAATGAATGCAGTAGGTCAATTAGAAGTAAACATCTCTAGAGGACTAGCTGAAAACTTTATTTTACCATTGCTACGAAAATGGTTGAGTATGGCTAATGAGTTTATGGAACCAGAAGAAGTTGAAAGAATTACTGGAATGCCTTACGTTAAACCGGATCCAGCAGATATGTCTGGTACGATAGATATTCGTATTGAAGTAAACACAGCAGCCTCAGATCACGCTAAAGGTAGTGAGTTATCATTTATGTTACAAACTATGGGTAACACTTTACCTTTTGATTTAACTAAGATTTTATTGAGTGAGCAGGCAGAACTTAAAAAGATGCCAGGTTTAGCTAAACAGATTTTAGAATTTCAACCTCAACCAGATCCGTTTGAGCAGCAGATGAAACAACTTCAGATGCAAGAGTTACAAGCGTCAATAGCTGAGAAACAATCTAGAGCAGCAGAAAATCAAATTGATATGCGTCTTAAAGAAGCTAAAGCAGTACTTGAAGAAGCTAAAGCAAGACAGATCCACGGTATGGCAGATGACAATGAACTTAACTATGTGCGTAAAGCAAATGGCCAAGACCAAGCAGATGCAATTGAAATGGAAAATGTTAAAGCAAGAAATAAGATTATTGAGGAACGTAGTAAACCTCAGAAAACAGGTGAGTAACTCCGGTTACTTAGATATATGGTATAATTGTTAAAAAGGATTCTAGATGGTCACAGTATTTATGTTAAAACAAGATAAAGTTATGTTAGGTGCAGGTACTTACCCAATTGGTTTATCACGCCTGATTCACTGTGAAACAGATGGGACTATTAAATTAATTTTTCGTGATGGTAACACAGTTGGTGGTTACGCAATGGTGCTCGGAGATGATAGAGGCTTTGGTGAAGAAGTCGTTGGTGTTACTGTAGAAAGTGGTACATTTAGCCTTTGCTAGTGTACGCTCCAAAATGTTATGAGTTGAAACTGTCAAATTATCTGAAATCTCGAAAGAGTAAATGAAGGAATGTTCTATGAATGAAGAAATGCAAGCAGTCGAAATGACTATCGGACAAGCAGAGCACAAAATTGCTCAAGGTGACAAGTGGCAAACGCTTTTAGCGAATCCATTGTTTGAAGAACTAGTTACTAAAGACTACCTTGGTGATGACGCAGTTAGATTAGCTATGAATTTAAAACCTGATGGTGAAAATGATATTGTTAATAACTTCCTAATGGCAAAATCGGTATTTAGTCGATTTGTTGGAGAGAAGCTTAATAGTAGAGAAGACGCTTTACAGGCTCTAGAGGAACACAAGAATTTACGTGCTGAACTAGGTAAAGAATAGTTATGTCTGATCAAATAGAGCAGATGACAGATGAAGAGTTTGAGGCAGAGCAATCTGTCTTAGACGAACATTTTGAAGTAGAAGCTTCAGAAGCGCCTATAGTTACAGAAGAACCTACTGAAGAAGTAGAGGAAGATGTAGTAGAGGAAGAAACTGAAGATATTGAGGAAACGGATCCTGAACCACAAGTTGAAGAAGAAGATGAAGCAGACGTCGACTCTGTTGAAGACGAACTTGAACCCGAGGAAGATGAGGAAGAATCTCAAGTAGAAGCTGAAAACGTTGAAACAAACGTAGATGAAGATGCAACCAGTAAGCAATTCTTACAACCACTGAAAGTGTCTGGTAAAGACGTTCAAGTTAAAAGTATTGATGATATGAGAAGTCTGGCTCAAATGGGAGTTGATTATTCGCGTAAAATGCGTGAGATCAAACCTTTAAGAGCAGTTGGTGAAACACTAGCTAAAGCAGGTCTTATTAATGATGGCGTTGTAGATGAAGAAGCTTTAGCACGATTACTAGATATTAGTAGTGGAAATAAGGACGCATTAGCTTCTCTTATGAAGGAACAAGAAATTGATCCTTTAGATATGGAGATAGAAGATGTTAATTATACGCCACAAACTACAATGGTTTCAGAAGGAGCTATTGCTTTACAAGATGTAGAGAAAGAGCTAGTTAGTCGTGGAAGTGTAGATAGTGTTGTTAATGCAATAGGTAGATTAGATGAACGGTCGAAGCAATTCTTTAATGAAACTCCCGCTAATTTACTGAAGCTTGAAGATGATATCACAAGTGGTGTATATGACAAGATTATGGGCACAGTGGAGTATGAGAGATCTTTAGGTAGACTAGGTAATATGAGTGACATGGAAGCTTACGTACAATTTGCGTCAGCTGAATCTCAACCACAAACTGCTCCTGTAGTTGAGAAGACTGTTACTAAAGCTAGTACATCTAAAAGAAAAGCAGCAGGAATTTCTAAAAGAGCTCCTGCTAAAAAACAAAAGACTCCTGACTTTGTTGGGATGTCGGACGAAGAATTCGAAGCATTGACTCCGAATACTAGTCTTTACTAAGACCTTTAATAGGCAAAGGATATATGATGGCTGGAGAAAATTCACCTCAAATTTATAACCAAGGTACTGTTGCTAACCCTTCAAGTATTGATAAGACAGTTGACCAAGCGCAGCTGAATCCGTTTTATTACGACAGACAAGCTATTATCGAAGCTAACCGTCCTGCATTTATTGGTGCTCTTTCAGGTACTCGTAATCAACCTAAGAACATGGGTAAAGAAGTTAAGAAACACTTAATCATTCCTATGCTTGATGATAGAAATATCAATGATCAAGGTATCGATGCTGCTGGTGTTGTACTAGACTCAACTAAATGGACAGGTATTGATGCTGCTGGAACTATTGTAGGTACTGCGTATGCTGATGAAGCTGCTGCACAAACTGCTGCTGGTGATGATGGTACTGTTAAGCAAACTTCAGGTAACCTTTATGGATCATCTAAAGATATTGCAACTGTTGGTGCACTAACTCCTGTTATCTCTGAAACTGGTGGTCGTGTTAATCGTGTTGGTTTTAGTCGTGAGATTATTACAGGTACTATTGAAAACTACGGTTTCTTCTACGAATTTACTGCAGACGATTTAGACTTTGATTCTGATGCAAAACTATATTCACACTTATACCGTGAAGCTGGTAAAGCTGCTGGTGAGATGACTGAAAAATCACTTATCGTAGATTTAATTAATGGCGCAGGTATTGAGATTTACGCTGGTGGTAAAACTTCTGTTGCAACTGTTGCTGCTGGTGACCTTGTTGCTCTTGGTGACTTACGTCAAATGACTAAAGTTCTTAATACGAATCTTGCTCCAACTGATACACAAATGATTATGGGTTCTCGTAACATTGATACTAAAGTTGTTGCTAGTGCACGTTATGCTTACACTACTGATGATGTTGTATCTGTTCTTGAAGATATGATGAATGCTACTACAGGTAAGCATCTTTGGGCTTACGTTGAAGAGTATGCTGATGGCGCGAAATTCGCTAAATCAAATACTGCACGTGGTGAAGTAGGTAAAATTCTTAAAACTCGTTTTATTGAGCATCAAGAAATGCTAATCCAAGAAAACAAAGGTGCTGGTAACATTGATGTTCACCCTATCCTATATGTTGGTTCAGGTTCATTCACACAAATTGGTTTCCAATCAATGGGATCAAAAGGTAAATTTAACATTATTGTTAAAAAACCAGGTAAAGAAATTGCTGATCGTAACAACCCTTACGGAAAAGTTGGATTTGTATCTAACTCTTACTGGTACGGTGTTCTTATCGAACGTCCAGATTGGATTGGCTGTTTATATACTAGTGTTGTCTAATTAACCACCGTTTAATAAATGTACCGTAAAGGAGTCTTAAATGGCTTTAGCCCTACTTACAGGAGCAGATCTTAATGATCCTGCTTCTATTACAGACGGTGAGTACTATGTAGAAGCTTCTGACGGATTGCCTAAAAACCAATCTGCTGGATACTTCAGACAAGCTACTTACAATAATGGTTCAGATGATATCTTCCTAATTCAAGAGTTTAAAGGCTTAAGAAACTATGGAGATACAGAACTAAGTGACTATGAACGATTTCTATTCCCAAAAGAGCTATCTTTAGGCTTAAGTGCTAAAGCGCTTACTTGGCAAAAGAGACGACCACTAGTTTACTTAGATGAGCAATAGGAGCCGCAAGGTTAACAATTCGAGAGGGAAACCTCTCACTCAATAGAGAATAAAAAATAGGAATAGATAAATGTCATACTTACAAGAAAAAAGTGTTAAACAACTAAAAGTGATTGCGGAAGAATTCGGTTTAGAGTTTGCTGGTAACATTAGTAAAGAAAAACTAATAGCTAAGATTGAAGCTGATGATGCTGCTGTTGAAGGTACTCCTGTAGTAGTTGAAGGCGTGAAAGTAGCTAAAAAAGAAACTCCTGCGGCATTAAAAAAACGTATGAATATTCTAAAGCGAGTTCGTATTTCAGCTAATGACCCACAGTACAAAGGTCGTAATGGAGTTACATTACAAGTTGGAAATAAAGTAGCAGTAGTTGGAAAGTTCACACCTTTTGATATAGTTTGGCATATTCAGGTTCCTGTTTATGAAGCGCTAAAGAGAAAACAGTGGAGAGAAACTAAATTCAAAACAGATCCAGCAACTGGAAATAAATTCCCTGTTGTAACTATGAGACCTGCCTTTGTAATTGAAGTACTTGAACCATTAACAAGTAAAGAATTAGATAAATTAGCTGCTGAACAAGCTGCTCGTGGATCAATTCCAAACGACGATAACTAGTTAGACTACATTCTCTTCGGAGAGTGTTGATGTAACTATATTAAAGGATAAACTATGGCACTAACTGCAAAAAATTATGTAAGTACAGCTACTGATGGCTATACAGGAGAAGCAACTTACGATCCTCAAGCATGGGCAAGTGGCGCAAATCGTGAGTATAGCCAATTTGGAAAAGGATTTTTAACACCTACAAGTGGCACAGGAACAAGTACTTTAGGAAATCCTAGTCAACTTACAATGGCACAACTTAACGCGAATCCTACATTAGCTAATGATATGGATTTTTCACAAGTGCAACCAGGACAATTTGGAACTACAGGTGATATTTCTAATGTTCAACAAATGAGTGGTATGAGTGATGTAGAATTTGCTAATATGCCAATTGAGCAGAAATTAGAGTTACAAAAACAAAGTGCGTTTCAACAAAATGCAGATACTCAACAATTGATGGGTTATGGTCAATTAGCTGCGTCTGGCTTAGGTGCAATTAGTTCAGTTGCTTCATACTTTGATAATAAAGATTTAAGAGAGAAACAAATAGAAGGTCTTGACCAACAAATAGCTTCAAGCAAATACGCTATGGATAGACATAAGAACTTTGTAGGTAACGTAAAATCATCTGGTCTTGGATACCAAGGTCAATCATCTTTCGCATAAGGAATTAAAATGGCATATAGAGCAAATGTAAACGTCGGAAGTATTGTTGAACCAGGAACCAATCTTAGACAAGGTTTTAATGACTTGGCAGGTGCTTTAGGTACTTATGCACAACAAAGACAAGTAGCTACTAACCAACAAATAGCTGAGATGGATAGAGTAGAAGGCGTTCGTAAAGATAATGTAATTAAAGACACTTTACTTAATGCTAATCAGAGTAGAGATACTGAAGGTTCTGTTCAATACGGACAAGAAGTACAGCAAGCATTAGGTGATAGAGCTGCTGCAGGCTCAGATAGCTTTAATACACCTGCTATGCAAGCTGATATGACTGAATTGAATAGTCAGTACAAAAATGCTTACCAAAACTTTGAAGCGAAATATACGACTGCTGAAGGTAACTCAATTAATAAGTATGATAGTAATGGTAATGCTATTCAATTTAAAGATACTGAAGAAGGTCGTGGTTACCAGAAACAACAACAAGAATTTCAAGAAAAATACAAAGAAGACCGTGGTAATCTAATAGCTTATAATGATAGAGTAGCTCAAGAAG